ATATGCTCGTATATATGACCATGTAGAAGGTGACTTTAGAAATGTAGAGAAGCTAGCAACATATAAGACAAAATTAATGATTGAGAATGATGCTTCATCTTCTGGTGCTCAAATCATCGGATTGAGTACAGGTGATAGGGATATTTCAGTCAATTCAAATGTATTACCTACATTACAAAAGAATCGTTTGTATGACTTAGTAGCTATGGATACAGTGTCTGATCCAGAATTTCAAAAGATACAAGGATTAAGAGATGCTAATATTCAATGGAGTGATTTGCAAAAGGCTGCTAAAGCTCAGAATATGGTTTCCTTTTATGGTGCAGGTAAAGCTACACAAGCAGCTAATATTGAAGCTAAATTTGCTTCTGTATTAGAGACAAAGGGATATACTGTTGTTACTCGTGAAGAACTTCGTGGTGTAACAAATATTATAGATGGAAAAATTAAAGATGCAGAACGGCTAGGTGCCGATAATGTAATCTTTGGTTTGAAACAATTAAAACGTGAGTTGAACGAAGTTGTTGAAGGCGAAACCTCTGTGGGGCAAGAACTTTTAGCACATGCTCGTGATTCTCACCCAGACGTAGAAGCGTTTGTCGATAAGTTAATGAATGCTCGTAAGGGTCTAATTGGACCTCAAGACTTCAGAGCAGTATCTGAGATTATGTCTCGGAAGCTAGCTGAGAGAGCCCCAGTAACTCAAAAATTCGTACAATTCTGGAAAGAAGCTGCTAAAGCTTACGTTGATGAAACTCAGAAGGTCGATGTACCTTGGGTAACATTTGATGGTAAGACTTTATACCAGAGATACAGACCTAAAATCCAAACTAGCATTGAATTCTATGACAAAGAAGCTAATAGGATGGTCCGTAATATTTACGAAGATCGTGCAGAAGATGCTTCACTTCTAGGAAAGTCAAGCTTGATGAGGGCAGGTATTGGTATGGGGGTTAATGGTAACCACATGAACGATGCCTCTATTGTTAGAAGATATCATTTATGGGGTCGTAAAAACGGTATTGAAACCGCTACGATTCATGATGCTTTCTTTACAAACATCGGACAAGCAGCTAAGTCAAAGGTAGCTCTTAGAGAAATTTATGCAGATGCCTTAGAAGGTGATACAATAGAAAAGACGTTACTCGCACTTAAAGATGAAGGTTTGTCTAAACAAACATATAATCTATTAAGGCAAAAAGCTATTGAGGATGGCTTAATAAATCCACAAAATAAGATTACGAGAAAAGATATACTGGCTCCTATTCCGAAGGGAATGGATTGGTATGGTATTGGACCGTAAGAGTTTATGTTTGTAACTAAACCCTAAAAAATTAAAATTAAATGGCTGTGCCAAAGGAAAATAAAGATGAAAGTAGATAAGTTCGGAAACAAAGAGTTCCTCGATGATAGCAACACACCTAACCCAGAGTTTAAAATCGATGAGGTTGATAATGGTAGTGGAGGTGCTAACAATAAAGATACAGAAGACTTAATCAATCGAATGGTTGAAGAGCGTCTTTCTAAGATCAAACTAAGTTTAGATAAGGCTTACCAAGAACGTGACAATGCTGTTAAAGAGCGTGTTCGTCTTGAAGATGATGCTAAACAACGTAAGATGAAATCTTTAGAGGATGAAGGTAAGCATAAAGAAGTTGCTGAGATGAAGCTCGCAGAACTCACTGAAAAGCTTGCGTTAGCCGAAGGTAAAGTAACTGAACTCACCCGAGATGGTGCAGTTCGTAATGCATTAACTGGTCTTGATTTCCGTAATGACCGATCTGGCCAAATGGCTTATCGTGATATTATCGATCAACTCATCCAAGATCCAGAGACTGGTGCATGGATTCACAAATCTGGTGTATCAATCAAGGATTTTGTAGGACAATATGTAAAGAATGAAGATAACTCTTTCCTATTTAAACCCAAATCTAATTCAGGGGGTGGTAGTAGCAATATGAACGGTACTCCCAAACTCGATCCCAATAAGAAGATATCTGAAATGACTACTGAGGAAGTGTTAGCACTTGCCGCTGGTGGAAAATTAGGTAGCTTCACCCTTTAAAATCACAGGAGATTTTTTAAATGATTAATCATACAATGTTCCAAAACGTAGCTATTGCTATTTCTGCATATGCTGATGAAATGTACTCAAATGCCAAAAAGCTTAACAGCACTGGCATCGTTGGTACTGATGCCCGTATTGACCCGACAGGCGAGAGCTTTATTGGTCAAATGCGCTGGTACAAACCCCTAGCTGCCAACATTAATGTTGCTAGCTTATCCTCTGCCAATGCTGGTACTTATACTGATGTTTCTACAGAAATCGCTGATTACATCAAAACAGTACGTACATTTGGTTCTGAGCAAATCAACCTACAACAAATCGTTTCTCAACAAGACGGTCTCTCTAAAATTGCTCGTGACTTCTCTGAAGTTCGTAGCCAAGACGAGTCTGACGCTATTGTTGCTACCCTCAAAGGCGTAGCCGCTTACGAAGTTTCTCGTGGCGCTGGTCTAGTCGGTTATGACACAGATGGTGATGGCGTTACAACTGGTAACTTCGTTGATATCAATGCTGCTGGTACCTTTGGTGCTGCTGCTGCTACCTCTGCTTCTGATCAGCGTAAACTATTTGATGCTACAGCTATCGGTGCTGCTCGTGGTCAACGTCTATTCCAAGCTCTTGGCATGGCATTCAAAGACTATGAGCCAGACTTCATGTACATGGTTACTTCACCTGAAGTACTAGCTGAACTACGTGCTGCTAACTTAGTAGACGTAACTACAGTTACTGATGGTAACCTAACATTCCAAACAGTGTTCGGTGGTAAGTTCCGTCTATTACTCAGCCGTGTTGCTCAAGGTGACTTGTCTGCTTCTGCTAACGTAAATGATCGTTCTACAAAGACCACATTCATTTGCAAGCCAGGTGCTATCAGCTTTACAAACATTGCTGTTCCTACACCTGTTGAAGTTGATCGTAGTGCAGCTGCCTATACTGGCGGTGGTTCTACTGCTATCTGGTATCGTTATGGCTTCGTAGTTCATCCAATGGGCTATGACTGGGCTGGCGCTACTAATGCCTTCGCTACCAATGCTAACTACGGCACTGCTGGTTCATGGGTACGTAAAATGAATGCATTGAACTTAGGTATTCTACCTATTCTCCACGCTTAATCCATTAGGAGGAACTGATGGCACTAGTCCTAGGTACAAACACATATGTAACTATGGTCGAGGCTGACGCATATTTCGATACTCGCATTGATGCGGGTGCTTGGATAAATGCAGATGACGATGACCAAGAGTCAGCATTAGTGACTGCAACTCTTTTACTTGATGAAAATCAATTTATTGGTGTTGCTGTCAGTTCCACACAAAGTCTTGCTTGGCCAAGAAAAGATGCGCTATATTTTGACCCTAAGTTAGGTATGGAAAAATCTGTGACAACAGAGACATATCCAAAACAGGTTAAGTTAGCAACATTTGAAATGGCTTTGCATTTACTTACTAATGAAAATCTTTTAGATAACAAAACGCAGACCTTTGAGAGAATCAAAGTAGGTTCTATAGAAATAGAAGACTCTACTAAAGATGTTCTTAAGATACCAGTTCTACCTCTTCGAATTAAAAAGCTATTGTCCCCATTATTAGTTAATGGATCAGGAAAACAATGGTGGAGGGCTAACTAATGTCATTAAGAAACAAGGTCATATCTGCTATTGACTCTGCATTCAATAAGATAGGAGACCTTGCTGTTAATGCTGTTTTTAATGATAAAACAGTATCAGGTTTTGATTTTGCTACTGGAACGATTGTTAACACAACATCCACAGTTACTAAAAAAGTAGTACTGGAAAGTAGTATCTCACAATCTGAGGGAGTACCCACAATAATTACAAAGCTTATTACTAAGTCTACTGGAGAAGATTTCTCTGTGTATACTCAAGTAGTAGTAAATAGTACTGTATATAATATTATCAAAGTCTCTGATGATGGTTATATTGTAACTGCTATTATAGCTGCAAGGGGCAAATAATGTATGAACTTTTAAGACAAGACATTTATGGCGTATTTGCAACTAATGCTTGGAAAGCTCTGAATATAAATACATATCCAGAGAATTATCAAGGTGCTGTTTCAACATCAACTTCTTTTATAAAATTAGCAATTCTGCCAGGCAAAGGTAGCTTAGACGGATTCCAATTCTCTAAGAAACTTTCTGGTGCAATAATTTTATCTATCTTTGTTAAAGCTGGAAATGGCGACAAGGATATCTTTACAATTGCAGACAATCTAGACAATTTTTTCGAAGGTAAAACTTTGCAAAATGGAACTCAATTCGGACCTAGTAGTGTAACAATACTTGGTCTAGATCGTGACGATCCTTCTCTTTTTAGAGGGGATTACATGATTACATTCAATACATTTGGAGATTAAAAATGGCTCATATTACATCAATCGGTGCTGGTATTTATTCTGCTCTCGCAGTTAATACCACCGCTATTACTTCAGCTACGGCTGTAGACACACTAACAGAGTTAGTTGCTTTATTTGGAGACGATACCTCCTTTAAAGAAATTAAGAATGTTCGTGAATTCCCACAAATTGGTACACCCGCTAACATTGTTAACGTACCAACTTATGGTCAAAAGACATCACAACAGATCCAAGGTCAGTCTGACGCCCCTAATTTAGAAGTTACAATTAACTATGTACCTTCTGAGTGGGATCCTACTGTTGTTGGCGGTTTAGGTGCTAAAGTAGGTGATGGTAAGCAGTATGCTTTCCAGTTCTCTCTTTTGAATACTAAGCCAGCTAGCCTTGAGACTAACGCTGCAGGTATCGGTGCTAAAGAGAATTCTAGTTTCTACTTCGTTGGTAAACTAGAAGCCTTACTAGTAAGCCCACAGTTAACAGACGCTAACCAAGCAACCTTAACTTTGTCTATTCAAAGTGAGTTCTTTGGTCCGTCCACTATTAACGCAGTATAAAAACTAGGGGATTTATTCCCCTTTACCAGGGGACACTAAAGAGAGATCTTCGGTGCTCCCCTAGGTATTAATAAGTATTATTAGAAAGATAAT